CCATTTGATAGTCCCATTTTCTGCTTTCTTTACATACAGTTTCTGGATATTTCAAGACTAGACATTTGATTTTGAATTCAGCCAGTTGTTTATCATCAATCAACTCTTTGGTAGTGGTAACTTTTAACACCGCACCAAACAATCCTTCAAGCACAAGTTTATGTGTCTGTGTGCCATCAAGTGTGCCAGTGCAACCAATTCTATACTTGGTGTTTGTTAGACTACCCATGATTGTACCAAGTGACTTTGCTTTGAACTGGTGTGCTTCATCACCGAGTACAAAGTCATATTGTTCAAAATATTCTGGTGGATTTTTATAGATTGATTGCCATGTCGTGATGGTCAGAAACTTTTCTGTGAACTTATCTTTACCTGCATATTGTTTGTGGCAGTATTGTTCAGAATCATAACCATATGATTGAAAGTCTGAATACATTTGTTCCACCAAAGATGTTGTAGGAACAATCAACAAACCTTTTTCACATTGAGTTTGAATGTAACGTAGAACAAGGTAAAGAATTAAAGATTTACCTGATGCTGTTGGTGAAAGTAATAGTGTTCGTCTGTTACGTATAGCATGAACAAACGAATCTACTTGATAGTTTCTTGGATTAAATGGTAGACCTAGTGTGTTGATAAAGTCTACCGCTTCTTTAACAGAGAAGTCCTCTGTGAGTTGAACGTCAGGATCATAATCTATTTTGTATCCACGTCCATCACAAAATGCTTGTAAGTATGGAATCAATCCATAATACATTGTGTTGTTTCGCAAATCAAGTAAACGAATCTTACCATCCCACAATCTATTCTTGAATGCAGGAGTAAATTGGTGACCTGGAACATAGAACGTGAAGTAGTCAGATATCTCTTGTGCTGTGCTACGTTCACATTCTAATTTTATATACGCTTCGTTTACTTTACTTACTATTAAATCAGACACCTTGAATGAATCTTTCCCAATCAATATACGATTTCAATTGGAAAGTTCGACTGTGTAATTCTTTCATAATTAATTCACATGCACTTACAATTTCTTCGTGTAACATTCTAGCAGCCACGAATTTGTTTAAGTCTTCGTCTGCTTCCATATATGTAGATATCTCAGATTTGATGGTGTATGGGAATGGTTGCCAACCATATTTCTTTAGGTCATCATCACCCATTTTACCGGTATAGTATTCCCATTTAATCTTACGCATACGTGCATATTTAAACTCAGCATCTTTAATCAAGAGTTTATGGTGTGAAAGTATACGTAGATACTTTGAGTGTAGTTTAGGAATATCAATCATCGCCTTACCAGGTTCGGTGCGGTCGATTTGGGAGTCCTTCTCCCATTCAGTCATTAGTTCATCAAGTTTTGTCATTACAATATCTCCTGCTAGGAGTTTATATCAATTAAAACAATTTGTCAATAGTATAATAGGTAAATCTGAATGTTGCATCAGAGGTCAATACGTTTTCTGGAGTGTCTTGTGAAGCCAACATGAATGATGCAAGTGATGTTGGAAATACATCCACAAACTTAAATCTGTATAATGGTTTATATGCTGAGGAATAAACTGTTAGTGTTGCATCCGAGAACTGTGGTTGTTTTGGATTGCCTGTGTTACGTGCTAGTCTTGGTAACTCTTGATACTGTTGAAAATTTTCTGGAAAAGTCATCGCTTGAATCCAGTCGTGTATTTCTATCCAAGAACGCATCTCTTCATCAATAGCGAATGTCACGTTCATGCTATCATAGATTGCTTTTTCACCAGGAGAATACTTTTCAACGAATGATGTGGGAACGGCAATCTCACTCAATGATATGCCAGGAACAGAAACAGCCTGGCAAAAATATTGAATATTTGGCACCCTTGAAAAAGTTAATTGAAACTTATTTGGGTGTAAAAAATTTTGATTGATTGGTGTATTTGATAATGCAGTAGCCATATGTGTATTTATATAAAAAAAGGGAACCATTTCTGGTTCCCTTTAAGTACCTCTCTTAGCGGAGGCTTAGATTACATAATGTTTGCAATCTTGAATGCACGGTAGTAAACGTTGTCAGATGCACCAACCACGCCAGAACCTTGTGTAGTTCCTTCAGCGAATGGGTTAGCAACGATACCATAACGTGTCTTGAATCCAATTTTTGGTTGGAATGTATCTGTCGATACTGCACGAACCATTTGTAGTGGAACGTATGGGCAGTAGAACAAACCAGCGTCATAAGCGTTAGAACCCTTATAACCAACAACAGCGAACTCGCTTGTAGAACCTGTTGGGAAATATGGGTCGATATACACTTTGATACGACCGAACAATGTACCAGCAAATGTGTTGCCTGTATCGTCAACTGTCAAGTTAACTTGGCTATTCAATGCTGATTGGTAGTCAAGAAGACCAGCCATAGCAAGAGCAGATGCAACGTCAGATGAGCAAATCATCACATTACCTTTTCCTCTACGTGTCAACTTAGCAATTTGGTTGGCTTCACGCTCAACTTGGAATGCCAAACCTTTAACTTTTTCAACCATCCAACGACCGTTAGAGTCTGTATCCAAGTCGAAAGTACCAACTGTAGTTGTACCAACTTTGCAACCTACTTTAGAAGAAGTGTAGATTGTGCGAAGAACTTCACGGTTGATTTCAGCCAAAATTTCAGAAGACAAGATGTTTGCCAATTCTGTTTCAGCGTCTAGACCATGAACTGCTTTCAAGTCTTGTGCCAATTCCATTGAGTATTCTGCTTTCAAAGCACGTGTTTGTGCAGTAACAGTAACTTTCTCAATGCTGAAGCCCATTTCGTTTGGTGTCAAACCTTCGGCAACAGTAGTTGTCATAGCACCAATAACGTTAGCGTCAAACACTTGGTATGGGTTATCAGATGTAGAAGACTTCATTGCCAATGTTTGTTGACCAGAAGCAGAAGCGGCACCAGCGTGTGCTGTGTTTGCTTCGTTGTAGAATGCTTCTTGAGCAAATGCACCACCCGATGCGGCACGTGATGTACCATATGTAGAACGCATTGCAAAAATCATGCCTGTAGGACCTGTCATTGGCTGAACGCCGCAGATATCATAAGCAATCAAGTTAGGCAATGAACGGCGAACCAAACTGATAAGGATTGGATCGAAACCGGCAACTGGACCACCGTTTTGTGCATCAGCACCACCGAAACCACCAGTAGTAGCAGAGTTAGTTGGAGCGGCTTCATTGATGATACCGGCTTCCTTCATCATCGCTTGTTGTTGGTTTTCCAACATTACAGCGGTAACTGCCTTTTTGAATGGATCAGTAATAGCAGGCATGTCAGCGTGTTCAAGCACTGGTGCCCATTTCTTTTGTAGATTTTCAGATAAAAACATTAAGTTCTCCTATTTTTGTTTTTGTTTATTTTTTGGAAAATGATTGTACCGCGGCTGCAACGAATGGGTCAACATAAGCATTAGATGCTTTCTTGTCACCGGCTTCATCAGCAGACACTTCTTCGTGTAGTTGAGCAACGTCAGCCTTCTTCACACCAGATGGGAAGTAGTTCTCACGGATAGTTTCAAGTTTGGTTTGGTACTCATCCTCTGTGGAGAAGTCCACGCTCTCTGCAAGCGACTTGATTTTTTCAACTTGTGTATCAGTCAAACCTTCACAAACTGTGCGAGTGATTTCAACTTTACGTGCTTCAACGAGTTGTTTCTTAAATTCAACACCACGTTCAACTTCTTCATTAAGTTTTGCTTCCAATTCGTCAATCTTAGTTGCCATTTCGTCAACTAGGTCAACCTTTTCAGCAGGAACGTCAATGTAGTGTTCAACGAATACGTTACGCAATGCAGAAATAAAATCTTCGGTCAATTCTGCACGGATACCTTTTTCGATAGCCAATTCATTGTCAGCCATCCATTGTTCAACAACGTAACCAAGGTAGTCATTAACTTTTTCTGTCAAGTCGGCCTTAACAGTTTCAACCGCTTCTTCCAACATACCAGCATATTTTGCTTCGGTTTCTTCAGCGATTTGTGATACACGGTCATGAACACGTGCTTCGAAAATTGTGGTAACTTTCGCTTTGAATTCTTCAGAGATTGTGGAATCATCAGCGAACAATGCGTTGATATCTTCCGACAAATCTAGTTTGTCTTCAGCGATAACTTCGTCTTCTTTAACTTCGTCTTCGCCAAGTGTTTTCTTGCCACCGCCAAGTTTAACTTGGTCATCAGCAGATGCATCAGAACCTTTAGTGTCAGGAGCAGTTGCGCTCTTAGCACCTTTAGTTGCATCAATTTTATTTGAATTGTCATCAGGCTTGCTATTCTGTGGTGTTGGTCCACCCAAGTCTTGCACTTCGCCTTCTAACTTCTCTGCAGGCATAGCATTCTTACCCTTGCCTGATGCAAGAATTTCTGCCGCTGCCTCAAAAAGTTTATTTTTAGCCATTAGGAATCTCCTTTGTGTTTACTTATTTATAA